TAATATATTTCTAAAACCAACTGATAACTGGTTAAGTAATAAGTGGAAAGAGTTATATAAAAAAGATGGTGCTGGAAATTATGTGAACAAACCTCTAGTAGATATGTTTGAGTATTTTCAATCTCTTACAAAAAAAGCTGAAGAGCTTGGAATGCTTGATCGTTATAATCCTAAATTTATACCTTCTATACATGCAGGTAAAATAGAAAACTTAGTTTTTGGAAATGTAAGTAACTTCTTATCTGTAGGTAAATTTTTTAGTGAGTTAGAAGTTGATTCTGGAAACAAATATACACCACAAATTGATCCTACTGATGGATCTATTGTAAATACAATACCTGTTTACTTTACTAAAGATATGGGTGTAGAAAAGCAAGATGCTTCTGGTAATACCTATACTGATTTTTCTGCAAAATCTAGAGATCTTTTTAAGGTGTTTGCTATTTGGGCTAATCATGTTTATAATTACGAAGCAATGTCTTCAATAGAAGATGATGCTATAAACTTATTAGAAGTAGAAAAACAAAAACAAAGTTTAGTAACAGATAATTTTAACAATCCGATTATTGAAAATGGTAAAGTTAAAGCAGCTAATACTAATGATCGTAACTCTAAACTACTAGAAGAGTTTATGAATTATTATATCTATGATAGAACATCTGGCGTTATTACGGATGTAAAAATTACTAATCCATTTACAAAGAAGGAATACTCAATGTTAAAAACAGTTAATGCTGCAATGCGTTACTTTTCTTTAAAAACATTAGGATTAAATTTTATATCATCAACATCTCAATTTGTAGGCGGTACTGGTAATGCTTTATTTACTGCTCAGAAAGGAATATTTTTTACAAAAAATACATGGGCAAAAAGTATGTATTATACATCTAGTTCAAAAAAAGCAATGGCTGCTTTAGAATATTTAAATATTTTACAGGATGCTGGTACAGGAACTTTAGTAGATAAATTATCACTTACGTCAACAGACAAAATTCTAAGTTCTGACAATGCATTTATACTTCAAAGACTAGCTGATAAAACAGTGCAATATCCTATAGCTATAGCATTAATGCTAGAACATATGGTAGATCCTACAACAGGTAGCATAGTTAGTATTCAAAACTATGTAAAATCAAAATATGATTATAATAATAAGTATTATAATTTATCTGAATCTGAAAGAAATATTATGAAAAATAATATAGATAAAGAAGTAGGTGAGTTACAAGATACTAAAAGTCTTTTTGCTATTGGAAAAATAAATGAAAAAGGATTATTTGAAATTGATGGTGTTGATAATAATAGTGATACTTTTTTAGAGTTTAGAGATAAAATAAAAGGTGTTAATAAAAGAATTATAGGTAACCAAACAAGAGATGATATTAATGGTATTAGAACAACTTTATTAGGATCTTCACTTATGCAATTTAGAAATTGGATACCTGAAATGGTTGAGGAGAGAATATCTGGACTTAAATATGATGATGAACTTCAAACATGGGTTTATGGAAAGTTTAATATATTTTTTGGTGATCTTTTTTCAAATAGATTTCCAAAACTCTTAAAAGCCATTATGACAGGATTTGGACATGATGCTATTGAACTTGCTAAAATGCGTTATGAAGAACTTAAAATTAAAGCATATGAAAGAGGTGAGGAGTTTAATATTACAGAAGGTGAGTTTATTGATATTTATATAGGCAATCTAAAAAGTATAATGGCAGAGCTTTTAGTTTTATTAGCGGTTGGTGCTGCTGTAACAGCTATTACATCAACTGGTGATGATGATAGAAAAAACAATGGATTTAAAAAATATATGAGTCGTGCACTTAAAAAATACTATAATGAGTTTGCTTTTTATTTTTTACCTATTGAGTTTGCTAGACTTCTTAAAAACCCAGTTCCAGTAATTGGTCTCACTGAAGATTTTTATAAATTTGCTCAGTCTGTTATAAAAGAATCCTATGGAACAATTACTGGAGATTCTGAGTTAACCGATAAAGCTATGCCAATGAAACAATTCTTAAAATCAGTGCCTGTTGGAAAAGAGTATTTATTACTACATGCTGCTTCAGATAAAGACTTTAGAAAAGAATGGAATATAAGAGTTGATAATTATTTTTATCAATAAAAAAGGGGAGAATTAACTCCCCTTTTTTTCTGGTATAGTAAATACCAATCTTAAAAATATTAAACCAAAAGAAATTTCATGATAATTATTAAGCGTAACTCTTCCTTTTCCAGCATCTTCAAACATTTTAAGGTATTTATATTCTATACCTAGTAATGAGTTTTCTTTTTCTAACAAACCAAAGTGTATATTCATATATTTAATTTTTATTACTTGTGATTATAAGCTACGTTTAAGTTATTTTATTAGCATGTTCATGGGTTATAAGTTCTTTTAGCATTTTATTATCATTATATTTATTATTTTGTATTTTAATAGTTTTGATGATATTTTGATTCTTGTACACCTGTTTGACCATTGTATTTACTTCCAGACTTTTGATCATATGTCTCTAAGATTTCTCCCTCTACACGAGCAAATTCTATTTGACAAATCTTCATATTAGGATAGACTTTTACAGCACGTGTAGCTACTAATTCTAGAACTAAACTTCCCTCAAACCCTGTATCTATAAACCCAGCTGTTACATGTATGAATAGTCCCAGGCGTCCTAAAGAACTCTTTCCTTCTACCTTTGCACGTATATTATTCTTCACTCCTATACGCTCATTACAAGCATATAAATACACTTCACCGGGATATAGTATTATCCCTTCTTCAGGAATAGTGAGCTCAATAGTTTCATTGGGTTTTTTAGGATCTAATACACCCTCTTTATAAACTTTAAATTGAGGTGCTAATGTAAGATCTACACTGTTTGGATTTACATGTGCAGGATTTAGTGGTTCTATCACTATACCACCTGTTTTGATTTCTTCTAAAATAGCTTTGTCACTTAATATCATATTATTCTTATTTTAAAAAATTAGATCTACTTATTAAAATTTGTTCTTTGTATTCTGGTTCCATTTTAGATAATCTACAAGCAACTTCTTTTCCATAAGTAGGAGAATGTACTCTTTTCTTACTTCCACATTTCTGTAAAATAGTTTTAGCATCTATACCAAGTCTATTACTAGCTTTTGCATAACTAGGATAGATACCTATTAACTTTTTTAACTCTGGATCAAAAACCTTAACACACGTATCTGAGTGAAGTGTGTTAAGGCCTTCTTTAGGATGCTTCATAAATTATTATATAACTTTCTAACTTTATTACCTAATTCCATATCATTAGGTGTATTAACTATTTCAGATACAGGTACTTGTACGCATTTTGTTTCTTTTTCATAGCAATCTATACATAGCTGACCAGCACCTTCAATATATCCATATCTGGAATCTATATGATCGGTAACATCATATGAAGTGATCTTGTCACAAATTATACATCTATCTTTCATAAACTAGTTTTAGAATTAAATTGTTCTTCAAATCTCTTTTCCAAATCTTCCCAATAACCGTTTTCATCATTAAACCGGTTACAAATTGTAACCAATTCAGGAAAACCTAGAGCTATCTTATTTCTATTTGATCTATCTAATTTAAATATTGCATCTATAAGAGCAGTCATACCACTACCTAATATACCAAGTTTATAATGCATAAACTTGATTTCCATTTCTGTTAAGTTATTTATTTTCATTTGTTATATTTTCATCTGTTAAAAATTTGAATTCATCTTCAAGTTCTTCTATACTAAGCTTATGTGCTTCCCAATCATGCTCATGATAAATTCCTCTTTCATAACATTCTAGTGCTCCTTTTAGGTCTGCGTATGCACACTTAATAGCTTGTTTCTGTAATAATGTCATTGTAGTATTTTTTCTTTTTTTAAAATATTATGTACAGTGAACATCAAAGATACTAAATCTGAACCATTAAGAATCTTATAATCAAAATTGTAATCATCTAACTGTGTTTCAGATGGATGTTCATTTACTGCAATAACTCCAGGACGGTCTACACGTATCATAATACCACCCGCATCTTTAACAACTTTAGCATCATTAGTAAATCTACTATCTGTAATAATCCAGTTAGGGTATTGAGGAATTACTTCATTTTCTCCATGTTCATCTGTATAATACAACCCATCTGAATGTTTTTGACAATTATTAATAGGTTTATAATCAGACATAAGAGCATTCACCCATGCAGTAGGATGCAGTCCATTTCTAATAGCATCAGTACCTAGTTTTTGTAAGAACTCTCTAACACTCATATGTTTCATTCCCACTACATATTCCATTCTAAATACACCATATGTTTGTTTAAGCATAGGAATAATAGCTTCAGCTTCTTCTTTAGTACTAAATGTACCATGCTGCATTAATAATTTACCATTATCTATAAGAGATATGGTATAATAATTCCATTCTTCAGGTAGATAAGTTTTCTTAAACTCTTGATCTTCAAAGTTTTTTTCTTCTATACCAGTTAATATACTAGCTATAGTTTTAAGCTTGCCTGACCATTTTTTAATTTCCCAACCAGACTGTTCAGATAACCACCAATCATGCTCATCTACATTTTTTAGTATTTCTTCTAATGTAAGTTTACCTACATTAGCACATTGTAAGTATTGAATAATTCTACCTACAGTGTCTTTTCCTGATCCAGCATAACCTGATATTCCAATTATTGCCATAACTATTCTATTTCGTTTGGATTTTTATTTTCTTTAAGACAATTTACAACTTTATTATGACCTTCTAAAGCTTCATCCCATGTACAATATCTCCACATCTCTCCATCATATTCTCCACCAAATATCATAGTTTCAAATAAAACTGGTTGACCGTTTGGATCCCAGTTATGATCTAATTGTAAAAAAACAGTAGATATTTCTTGACCTGATATAATATCTAAACCCACTCTTTTTTTATCAAATGTTTCTTTTGACAAAAGATCTGGAAATTCACCTTTTGGTAACATTTCTGTTGTATGGTCTTCATTTAATTTATACCAATTCATACACAATCTATATTAAAAAATAAAAATAAACAGCTCTAAAAAGATATAGAGCTGTTTATTGTAAACTAAAAATTATATTAGTTAAAACTAACACCAAACTCCTTAACAATTGGTTCTTCTTCCATCATAACTAATTCTTCACTCTGATAAACTACAGGTGTTCCATCATCACTATTATCTGTAGGTTCATTCCAACCTTGTAACTGACCAAATTCATTTACAAAAAAGCTGTGCACTTTTTGATGATCTGAAAGATAAGTCATTGGATGTGAATCTTTTAAAGCAAGTGTTATATGGTTGTACAAATCCCAAGCTGAATCTGGATTACTAGAATAATTGTGAGCAGGTATTTCTATTTGACGATGTATCATACCTACTTGTGTAAGTGTAAGAACATCTTGTTCAATTAGAAGACGTCCCACGACACTTCCTTTCTGAGCTTGAGTAAGACTTACTTGTTTTAACATTTCTTTATCTGCTATAAGACTATTATAATAGGTTTGAGCTTGACTAATCTGATATTGTATAGACGAAATCATATCTGCGAAAGCTGTTTTACCTACGTGCTTTCTTTGGAAGTTTGCAAGATCGCCTGATACAACACCGTTGTCACAGATGAATACTCGTCCACCAATAGCACATTTAAATCTCATCATTTTGTTATATGAATTAGACCATGCAAACATTAGTCCCATATCTTTATCTTCACCATAGTTAAGATGGTATATACCTTGGGCAACTTGACCATCAAGGCTGGTTTTATATAATTCTTTATCAATAGTGAAACCTGCTTTACCTAATTCAGTGCGGACATTATCTATAATTGTTCCGTGTCCAATTGCGGAATACCTACCACCATGGTTAGGTAGAGGTGTAGTTCTTAAATGTTGTTCTGTTACGAAGCTAGTTTTTACTGGCATACGATTAATTTTAAAAAAGTGATAATTGAGTAAATGATTTAGGTTTTACCTTTTCTATTTGTTCTATTTGTTTGTATATTTCATCTAAGTAGTATTTCATATTAATATCATACTCCTCAAATGGTTTTTCTTTATCTATAAAGTTTACTACTGTTTGCATCCATTCTCCTGCTTCCACTTGTATTTCTCTACCGTCTTTGTTACACTTAATTATTTTTTCACCATTGTTAGATATATAATATCTTACAATTTTCTGTAAGCGTTTTATTTTCAGTTTACCATCTTGAATACTTCTTTTTTCAAAATACCATCCTCCTTTAGCTTTTACACCGGCACAATAATCAGTAAGTTCTTTATTTTGATCTAAGAAGTCTTCAGGTTTAATACCATTTACAAAGTATGCGTAGATAGCTTTAGGAATAATAAGAAAGCTTTTATTTTTATGGAATACAGCTACTTTTTTCTTATCTAAGTCTTCCCATTCAAATGCACCTTTACATTTAACTTTACCTTCTTTAGTGATAGCAATATAGTTGTTTACATCACGGATGATCATTTTAGAATACTGATCATGCTCTAGAGATAATTTAGTAAGTTGTTCCCATTTAGAACATATATCCATATACTTACCTACACTATGACTAGGAATCATTGTTTCAAGACCATCTGTATTTTGCATTAGAGGTATAGCATCTGGAATTTCTTCACATATCATCTCATATAACATACTTAGACTAAGCTGACCATTTATAGTGATTTGCATGGTCATTTTAGGATCATACAAAAAACTATTTTCATCGCCAGTTAGTCCGTACGTAGAGTTAAGAATAATCTTATAAACGTAGTTCTTAGGATCTGTTTTAGGAATCTTTTTACGTTCCTCAAATATCCATTCATACAGTTCACAAAATTCTTTCTTAGGTAGATGTGCAGGATGAAATCCGTTTTTGATAGCTAAATTAGGATAGAAACTAATGACATCAGATGTCATTATAGTCCAACCTGCTTTAGCCTCATAAACACCGCAGTCAGCTGCACCATGTATACCACCTAATCCATAGTCAGTTTTAACTCCTTTATATTCTATAGTGTGTTTAAATCCGTCTTTTGTTGATGTAATCACTTTTGTACGGAAATAGTCAAGTACACTTTGAAATACAGGTGTTTTAAACTTTATGTAAGGTAGTATACAATCTGCCAAGATTATATACTGCCTGGGTGTTCTCATGATTTTAATATCAGATTTGTTCCAGGCTAGCTTTTTATGTAAGAAATACAAGAATAGCTCTTTAGATATTCTAGGTTCAGATGCACTATACAAATCAATATTATATTCATTTGTTAGTGTCTGTCTTAGAACAATTTGTTCCTTACTAAATACCATAATTTCTTTAGTAGAAAGAACATCATTTAAACAATAGCTAACTATATTTTTAAGTGTCTCAGCATCATCTACAGGTTCATAGTGAGGATGTGGCATCTCTTCTACATTAGTCCAATCCATGGAATATTGTATCCATTTAAGACTACTCATCTTAGCTTTATTATCCCAGTGATTCATCTTAAACAAATCTATTTGCTTAATAGATAGTTTAAATGGAGGAAAGTCATGCATTTCTCCTCTATCTGTTCTACTCACTACAGACTGAGCATATCTATATAATTCAATTACAAGACTATCTGTTGTAAGAGATACTAATCTTTTTGCGTTATTTATAATATACTGGGTAATCTGGGCATCAAAAGCTAATCCGTTATAGGATATGTGCCACTCTTTATTTGTCGCACATTTTTGTAGAAATGCGACAAGTTTTTCTATATCGTTTCTGTCTCTATTAACTATAAAGACGTGCTTAACAGTATCATCTTTATAATGGACAAATACACCTACAAAACAATTAACTATTGTTTCATAGTCCATGACCCAATGGGTCCTCTGAGTTTCATTACTCATATGGAATGATTTGTTCAGTTAAGCTGTTCCCCCTTTTTTATTAAATATCTTTAAAGAAATTTATTCATAATTAAATAGCAAAGTCCAAAAAAAATGAAAACACTTGTGTACAAAAAGAAATTGTGAATAAACGATTTAATAATTAATTTGGGTCTATCCTCTTTTTTTTCTTCTATAATTTCTAGATAGTACCAGAGTATTGTATGCGGTATACTACATAATATAATTAATAAAAGTATACCAATAGCATTTTCTAGAAGAGTGTGATTATTTGATAAAGCAACACCACCTTTAACTATTATAGGACGCATTGGAGGTATAACAATTCCCATTTTTATTTATTTACTTGATCAGTAGATTCTTCTACAGTATTAGACAATTCAATATAAGAATTGAAGTCAAATGTATCTGCATTTAAAGCTAGTCTACTTACAATATCTACAATCTCACTGGGTTCTTCAATATAATATTCATAATAGCTTTCAAGACTTTTTCTTTCTTCAGCATAGTCTTTACCATCTTTACGTCTTCCCATCTTTAGGTACTTAATATCACCATTCTCATCAAGCTTAGGAAAGAAGTGCATACTTTCTTTCTTTTCTCTACCAATCAATGCAAGCACTTTGCTATCACGGTCAAAGATTGCTTCTACAAATGGGCAGTCAGATGATGTAGGAATCATCTTAAAAGTTTTAGTGTTACCCCATGTGCCGGTAACTAGCATCATACATTTATTCATAGTTATATAAATTAGTTTTACAAATCTAAGTCAATTTTTGTATTATTTCCAAATCTTCTACAGGAATTATTAATGTTTCTTTTTCAATATCACAAGGATCACAAAGTTCTCCAACGTCTTTAAGCAGGCTTATATCTACATCTAAAAGATGAGCATATATGTCATAATATTTATCTGGATATAGAAATGTTTTCATATGTTTATACTCATCAGAAGTTTCTCCGTAATATTCTTTAATAGCTTCTTTTAGTATAACACTTAACTTAGAATATTTTCCTATTATAACATTAAACCAATCATTTGTATATGATTGATAATCAAATAGATATAAATTATATGACTTTACAGGTATCTTTTTTATAAATAAACGATTACCAATCAACATCTTTTTTTCAAAATGTAAAAAGTCTTCAGACTCGTCATTTTTATATGAGCATACAAGTTTACAGTCTTCTGTTTTAGTTACTCCTTCTAAACTCATATAAGTACCTGTAGGAGGAAAGTCACTACTCTTTCTTATATTCAATGCAGGATATAAGAAGGACTTAGACTTTTGAAAATATTTACCGTATAAATTACTTATCTTTCTCTCTAACTTATCTGCCATTAGTAAAAATTTTATAAAACTACTAAACTATTTGCAAACTCATATGGTAGTTCATAACTTTTATTTTTAAGATGCCACTCTGCTTTTTCTATGCATTGATGAAATCTATCTAACCACTTATTTAATGTTTCTTCAGAAACAGGAAATGCATAGCTTTGAAACATTTTATCTATTACAACAAAGTGAAACTTAACTTGATATCCTTGACCTAGAAGATCATTGAATAAAAAGTTTACCATAATCATATAAATTACAGCTTGTAACCAGTAAGAATAGTATTCTACAGATTCACTAAAATCTTTTAACTCTTTACTAGTAGTTTTAATATCATTGATATATATCATTTTTTCATCATGATCTATCACTACATTATCAATGATGCCCTTTAATCCATATGACTTGCTAGAAAAATCTACAGATGCTTCTAGCTCATTAATTACTTTTTTATTCTCAAACTCTGATATACTGCAGCCTATCAGTTTGCAAACTTTATCATTTGTTTTGATTATTTCTACAGCATCAGAGCAATATTTATAGGTTTCTGCATCAACGAGTGTTTTATCACCTTTCTTTTGTAGAAAGCTCCAGTAACTAATTCCTTCAGGTGTTATTATTTTATCTAATCTTTGCTGATCAGTCTTTAAACTTTGATGATAATTCATATCTTTCATCACATCTAGTATAGCTCCTTCAAACTCAGCAAGTTCCGCACGCTCATCACCGTTACGTTTTAGCTCTGCATGATGATGATACACTCTATCAATCACTACTTTTAGATTATCTTTAGGTAGTGTAAGTGGTGTCATTATAAACTTTTGATTAAACTTCTCAGGTTCTAATAGAAGAAGGTGAATAAGCTTACCTTGTAATAGATGTTGTTCCATTCTTTCTTCTTTCAGACCAAGTACATAAAGTTGATAGAACACTTGAGGACTCCATAAAAGTTTATTTAAACTACTATATGAGTAGTAAAACTTCTTATTATAGAAACTTTTTTCTAAAAGTTCTACAGATTCTTCCATTATGCTTTCTAGTTCCATTGTTTATTTATTTTATGTTATTTATTCTTTTTCCACACTCCAAGTTCTTCAAGCTTAGTTCGTATACGTTTTTGACTTTTTGGATCAACTGTATATCCTTCTTCATATTCTAAAAAACTTATTAAATCTATAACATCAATAGATTCTTTAGTTTCTTCTTCTTCTTTTATCTTTTTGAAACTAGACCAGTCTTCTTCTGGTAAATATCCTATCAGATATTTTATAGGTGTGAAGTTTAATAATTCTTCTAAAGCTTCATGATCATGAAAGTGAATATCTTCACTTATTTGTTCAATAACTTTTTGTATTAGTTCTTCTTTATTTTTTTGGTTTGGCATATGTATTTAATTTTTCTTCTTTCGTTTTTATGTCATGGCAACGTTCACAGAGTACCTGTAAATTGTCTATTTCACAAAAAAGTCTTTCTACAAATCCAGCAAGATCTTCTGCACAGTTTAAGCTACCAGCAGGTTGTATATGGTCTACATTAATATGCTTTTCTGCAAACCAAAGTTTACATATATTACATTGGTATTCAAACTTTTGTCTTTTATTAGGTCCTTTGTATATTCTTTTAGCTTTTAACTTACACTGAGTAATAGGTTTCCACCATCTAGATTTCTGTCTAAGACCTGAACGTATAAAACTCCAGAAGGCAGCTTCTGTCATTGTACTTGCATTTCTAGTTTTAGCTACGCGAGGTTTTTTTGTAGTTTTCTTAGGCATAATATAAATTTTCTATACAAATATAGTGTAGAAGTTAATATTTTTTATAACTTTTTATCTAATATAGGTATAAGTCTTAAGAACACTTCTTTAGCACCAAAGTCTTTTATGCTGTCAGACGGATCTTTACTCATTGGTAAAATAGTAGTGCCAATCTCTGGATATAATGTTTTATACTTATTCATAGCTGCTATACCTGCATCATCATAATCAAATAGCACTATTACTTTTTTATAAGATTTTATGTATTCCTGCATCAACTCTTTACGTATAAAACTATTTTCTGAGTCTGGAGCTATTACATCCATTTCTATTTTAAGACTTTTAAGTGCCATAATATCTTTTAAAGAACTAGTAATTACTAAGTATTTAGAAGATTTTAATTGCTCACTGCCTTGGATATGATCTTGCACTTTAATAAACTTTTTGTCTAGAGTTTTAGGCTGATAAATTTTATACAAGCTACCATCTTTTTTAAAATAACCGTACAGATAATTGCTATAAATAACTAATGTATCTACCTTTTCATTAAGCTTTTTTTCAAGTGTATAATTTTCTAAAGGACGTACACAATATTCTTCTAACAAACGTGTACCTATATTAAACTGAGTCCAGTAGTATTGATCTGAAGTATTCCATGAACGAAATATATATGATTTAACTTTATATTTACTAGCTTCTTTAAATTCTTTTACATCATAACTACCATTATTATGAAGGACATAGTCATTATAACATTCAACTATATGTTGACAAGCTTTATGAAATGTAAGTTCTTTTAAATCTTTTACAAGGTCTACTGCAGATCCTCCTTTACCAGAAGAAAAGTCTTTATATCTGTAAGTATTTTTACTTTTATCAAAATAGACACACATGGAAGGTGTCTTTTCTTTAGGGTTAAATAAACTTTTAATCTTTATATCTTGCCCTGTAAGTTTTTCTTTTAACTTACAATATGTTTCAAATATCCATGTAACTGGAACGTCTTTTATATCATGAACAAGATTTTTTGTTTTAAACATAGTATTCTATATTTACATATATCTACAAAAAATATAGGGGAGTGTAGAAACACTCCCCGCAATAATTAAAAAAATGAAAAAATCTTACACTTCAAAATCATTAGTAGCTGGTTCAAAACTACTTACATTAGATTTAGCCAATGCTTTATAATGATATTTATTTGTTTTGTCAAACTTATCAAGTTTTGCTGCATCTGTAGAAACGAACTTATATTTAGGTAAAGACAACTTAATAATAGTTTTATCATTATATTCTTCTTCTGAACCCTTTAAAAACCAATATAACTTCTTACCTTTTACAATGTTAACAGCTGCTTTAACCCACTCTTCAATAGTAACAGCTTCAACTGCATTAAGTTCATCCTGAAGATTTAACTCTTTAGCAATTACAATGAGCTTATACATAATGTCGTTAACGGATACGTTACTGCTATCAAATTGATCAGTCCATATAGTAGCTGCCACTCTACCCACTTGTCCTTTGTATTTAGGACCTTCTGGATTTTCTTTATCAATGGGCCAACCCTCAAAGTTTTCTAATTCAGGACCTTCAAGATAGAGTTCTAAACACTTCTTGTCTCCTTTGTTAGATGTTCTAAGATTGGCATCATAGATGTGAGCATAAACTACGCCTGGCTGTAGTGATTTTGGAGTACCTCCTCCCTGTTTGACATCCTGTCCTTTTGTACTAAACATAATGTTTGTTTTTATTAAATGAAAAATTAGAAAAATTAGTTTTCAAAATCATGAATTGCTTTATTAACATACTCTAAGTCATTAGGTATCTCAAAGTCTTTAAACATACCTTTAGGACTTTTACATGTATTATCACCAGTTGTTTGTGTCTCAAACACATATCTGATTATACCATTAGCATCTTTTTTAGTTTTGCCAAATAATACAATAGAAAATAAACCTTCTAGTGTAAGCTTCTCATCTACCATTTTGCCAATAGTTTTGGCTTTATAACGCTTTCTACCTTCTATATCTGTACCTTCTTCTGCATGTGTTAAGTAGAATACAGTGAGATCTTCACGTAAATCTTTAGGAAGTCTACTAATACGAGCTAGATGACCACCTATTTCAGTGAATTTTTCATAACCTTTCTCACTTGCTCTATCAAAAAACTCAAAGCTAGACATGTATTGAAAATCATCAATAACTATTGTTTTAATCTCAGGACGTTTTGTATTAACATACACTAACGCTGCTTCTATCTGTTCAGGTTTGCTACCTGAATAAAGATTACCTGCTTGATTATCTTTAGTCCAAATAGTATATTTTTTCTTCCATCCTTTAAAAGGAAGTGGTTTATTAGCTACATTAATAATAAATGTACTAGCCGAATCTAAGTTTTCAATACTGGTAGATTTTCCTGTACCAGATTCTGCAATAATTAATACTCCTTTACCCATATTACTTGTTTATTGTTGATTTAATAAGGTCATTAAGCCAAGGTTTAAGACTAAGAGGTTTACCTGTCTGCATAGCATAATAATCTCTAATAGTCATTTCTGAAAACAAAGCATCATTATACTGCTCTACTTCTTCTTTTTTTGTCTCAGCTGGTTTGCTATAAGTTAAACCTGTTGTCTTCTTTTGAGCATCTACAATTGCTGATTCACCACTAATAGCTACACTATATGAATTAACCACTCTGAGTTCATCTAGTGGCACAAGATATGAATTGTTTTGATTAATTTCATATTCTTCTTCATAATTTACATTATGAGCTACATTATATACTGTTCTTTCTTTATCTGTTGGGTTAAATTCTCTATCAAACATTTCAAAGAATAACCCTTTTTGTTTAGTAAACTCATTATTAAAAACGCCTATCACTTGTATACCTTTATGATAAAAAGGCACTTTAAACTGAAAGTCATTACTAGAAACACCTAGATTGTTAATAAGTGGCTTATGAAATTCTCTAAGCTCATTTAAGATTTCAGCCTTATACTTTTTTTGTTCTAACGGATCAAGAGCTTTATACTCTGCGTAGCTTAAACGAGGTAGTAGCATTGTACTCGTTTGTTTAGGTTGTGCTGTTGTAAACATATGTGTTGATTTAAATTTCTGTTCCAATGGGAGATTCTATTATTTGTCTACCTCCTGTTCTTTGTGAAAATCTTTGATAGTTTCCTTCTGGTCTTTCAGCTTTAGGTGGAGCTACTTCAATCATTCTTTGATTTTGACCTTCCATTTTCATAAATATCATGTTATTCTTTTCATCTCCGTTATTTCTCACCTTAATTAGGTGCATAATAACATCATCTGTCAATACATGATAAGCATATGGACCATAAAGTTTTATATCTAATTTAAATGGACGGGATAATACCACTACCATATCAGATCCTTGCATCAGTGCATCACCACCAAAGATGTCTCCTGATGTAGGATAATTATGTATAGATGCTGGTATTCTTCTTGCAGCATCTTCTATTGATCTATTTAATTGTGTAAGCATAATAACAATAATAGGTAGTTGATTTTTTAGCTTCATTAACATCTCTGTTGTATTATATAATACATCAAATTTGTCTTTATCTCTACTACCTTTCTTAATCAACCAGCTATGGTCTATTGTTATAAGAAGTGGTTTACTACCACCTCTAACATATGCCATTTCTATTTCTTTTCTTATTAAATCTTCTGTTAAAGATTCACTCACTATGTCTCTACGGAGACCCATTTTCTCCAATCTTTTAGTTTCAGCTGTAAACTCAATAATTCTTTTCATTGTAAAATTATCAAGTTCTCTATTAGTGCTTAAAATATGACCGTAGTCTAGAGCCATTTCAGCTGCAAACTGACGAGAAGCATATTGTTCATCACCCATTTCAAATTGAAATTCAAGAATATTAAATGATTGGTCAGAGTTAAGACGGTGAGACTCTCTTAATATTTGAGAACTTATCATTGTCTTACCTGCACCTGGTCTAGCACCAATAGTTAGCATACTGCCCCATTCTAGACCTGCAACACCTGCTTCATTAAAACTGGGCCATGGTGTTCTTAAACTCTTTATTTCACCAGTTTTTCTTTTTTCTACATACCTCATACCCTTCTCTAACACAGAAGAATAAGGCTTAAACTTTGATTGATATTCTTGTTCACCACTCATATTACACGGGTTTGTAAAAATACGTAATAAAATGTAAAAATTATTATTTTTACAGATTAATTTTCAGATAGAATCTGAGGATTATCTACAATCATTTGGCAATAATCTGCCAATAGTGAACGGTTTGTTTTTGTATATGTATCCGTTCTTTGTATAAAATAGCTACTAGTTGTTATATATTCCATATTTTCTTTATTCTTTATGTATATATAATAATCAGTTGCGTCTAAAACTAAGTTCCAATCATATTCAGGATAGGTCTTAAAAAACCAAACAAACTTATCTTTTAACTCCTGCACTGTTTGTCTAAGTAATCCAACCTTTGCCACTCTTTTAGCAGGAAACATTTCTCTATAAGTGTTTATATGCTCCAAGGATGCAGATCCTAATATTTCAGATGATACTTTCTTTTTTGTTTTTATCAGAAGACTTTCAAACTCGTCTAGTATAAACAAAGCTCCGTGACTTAAATTATTCTTTTCATCTAAATGACCTCTTTCTATAGCTGCTTTCTTTTCTTTTTCACTATCTATAATGCTACAAGGTTTAATCTTATGACGGCAGCAATCAAGAAAGTACAGTTGATTCGGACTGAGATTGTACTTGATTAGTGAGTTCCACAGCTGATGACTCATAGTTATTTTTTATTGTTTTTATAATCTTTTTGTATGTTTCTTGAAAGTTAGAATTATGTTCCAATAGATCTTTACAGGTTCTAATATTATGTATAACTGTTGTGTGATCTCTCTTTCCAAGATGACTACCTATTCTTTTAAGGCTATATCCCATTGATTTGGCTATAAGACAGAAGATGTTTCTCAGTTCTACTATTTCTCTATATCTACGATGCACGTTAAGATGGATAATTCTTCCATTTCTTTCAGGTAAAAAAGCTGTAAATGCTTCCTCAAGAGTATCAAGTGATATCACCGGAATAGTATTTCCATCAGCGTCAGTGCTCATTTTAGTCACTACAATGGGATAGTAACCTAGTTTTTCACAAAATTTTTCTTTAAATTCTTCAGTTAGTTTTTTTTCTAGCATACATGCATAGGTTTTAGTATTCATAAATCTTTGAAGTTTTGTCTACAAATATAGGTTTGTTCTGGAATATTTTGTATATTATATTGTAGAGAATATTTTATTTCTACATATTTTAAATTTATAAATTATTGTAATATGTCACATCCAATTGTCAAATATTATGCTCAGAAAGATGCTAATAACTGGCCTATTCCTGGTACTATGATGGGCACTACTAGTAATATTATTCCTTCTACAGCTGTTGAAATACCTACTACAACCGGTACAAAATCCAATCCTAATGGGTTGCGTTATTTTGTTAGAACAGATAACAGAGGTAGAATATTACCTAATTCTCTAATGATTACATTACAAAGACCATCTGACGTACGCCTTTTAGAGTTTAGATTACCATAATACATATTAATTAAATGTAATATGATACCTCAAGGAGAAAATCATCATTCAGTAAGTCAGATTAAACTTTGGCTTTTTCCCACTTTAGTGGTAATACTTGGCACTATCATATGGAATGACATCAAGGAAATTAAAAATGATGTTAAACTTTTAATGGCACAATCTAACGTAGATAAAACTAGAATAGACAATTTAGAAAAGCAACTTGATTTTTATAAAGGATCTACTACTAAGCCTACTACTAATGTTAGTTTTGGACACCCCACCACTCCGGAAAAACCATTTAGTGCAGAGTTCATTATTAAAGATTTATATTTAGACACTCGACAGAAGAAAATACTAGCTGTACATGTTAAAAAACCTAACCAAACTACTCTTTAATTTACCTAATCTTGTCATTGTTGTATTAGTTTTTATAGTTTTATTACAACGTTGTGGCTCTAAACCTGCTAATAACAAATCAGGTAAAATAGACACTTTAATTGTTAATAAGACTGATACAATATGGAAAGAAAAAGTAAAAACTGTTTATAGTAAACCTAAACCTACAGGATCAGCGGTTATAGATACTTCCTGGAGAGATAGTATTAAGCTTAAAGATAGCACTTATAACACTCTTCTTAATAGTTATATAGAATTGGGTGATAAGTATTATAGCAGACATATCTATAAAGACACTGTAAAAATTGACTCAGTTGGATATGCTTTTATTAAAGACACTGTAGTAAGTAATATAATTACAGGTAGAGAATTTACTTACAATATTAAATATCCTGTAATAACTAACACTAAAACTATTACAATCACTCAACCAGCTCCAGCTACACGTCAACTATATGTTGGAGGATCTTTATGGATGAGTCAGTCTAGTTTTGTTAATGGTTTAAATACGGGCTTCTTGTACAAAGACAAAAAGGATAGAGTGTTTGGTGCTAATGTGGGTGTATTTAACTCACAAGTAACCTATGGAATATCTTCTTATTGGAAAATACGATTATCTAAATAATAGTTTATCTAAAATTAAATAACAATGGAATCACTATTTATTAAAAGATGGAAAGCAGAAATTCCTCCATTTTTTAAAAAGGTAAAATCAATAGCTATTACTGTTGGTTCTTCTGCAACAGCAGTTTGGTTGGCTAATTCAAGTCTTAATTTAAATCTTGATGAATGGTTTTTATCCATCTGTAAATACATTATAGCTTTTTGTACAGCAGTTGGATTAACTTCTCAATTAACAGCTAAGAATCCACCTGAGAATCAATAATAATGGCTAGAAAAATCATCTTATCTGCTGGACATGGAGGTACAGATCCTGGAGCTACAGGAAATGGCTACGTTGAACGTGATCTTGCTATAGAGCTTAGAAACTTAATTGTAGCTGAGCTTAAAGCATTAGGTGTCACTGCTTTAGTAGATGATAATAAAAACGCCCTCAAACAAACCCTACTTTGGTTAAGAGGCAAGTTTACAACAGGAGATATTCTTGTAGACATTCATTGGAATGCTGCAGGTCCAGATGTTAAAGGTTCAGAGATATTTATTCCTGACCAGTCTTCTACATTTGAAAGAACCTTGGCTGCAGAGCTCCTTAAATGCTTTACAGTGTTTGGATTTAAGAGTAGAGGTGTTAGACCTGAATCTCAGAGTGCAAGAAAAAGCTTAGGTTGGATGAGACCAGGAGCTGAGAATCTTCTTATAGAAGTTTGTTTTATAAGCAATATATTAGATATGAAGCTTTACCAAGCAAATAAACATGGCATAGCTCGTAGAATAGCTTTAACATTAAACCAACATACTAAATGAAAAAATCTGCTGCTGACTCAAGAAAAATAAATTTTGGTAAACGTAAAGGTAGAAAACCACGTAAAACAAAAGGACCAAAAGATAAAGCTGTCTCTAAATATAGAGGACAAGGAAAAGTATAAAAAAAGACCGGCATAACACCGGTCTTTTTTATTTACAAACTATACTACTATTTTTTTAAAGCTCCTTTTTCATCAACATTAAATATCTTTTGACCATCAAATATAATAATTTGCTGAGCTTCAGAATATTTTTTTAATGTTTCTTTGTTAAAATGGGAAAACTTGGATCCTTTTAGACCTATAAAGAAAACTTTTTCATTATAAATATTACAAGAGTCTTCAGCATCTGTTATAATAATTGCATTTTGATTACTACGCACTATATGTTCTACAGCTGAATTGATATGAGTACCTCCATCTGAACCTAATGTAGCAATACTAATAGAATCAGTCTTAAGATTTGTTTTAACTTTTGTATTAAAAGGATAAATTTCATTTAGAATATTCATTTCTTTTAATTTCATAACCATAGATTTAGCAAAGTCAAGTCTACTTACATTGTCACCATTTTGATTAAGACTACCACAACTACTATCCATTGATCCTGACACATCTATGTATACATTTATTTTTCCAAAATACTTATTTTCTTTTACTTGCACATCTTCAGCAAATATTTTCCTAAGTTTTGGATGTAAAAGTTCATATTCATTTAATCCTGATATATCTTGTGCATTAAACAAATCTTCAAATATAGGAATACTCTTTGCAGAAAAATAGCTTATACTTTTATCAAGTATTTTCTTTAAACTATTTTTAAGTGAGTTCATAGAAAGTTTAATATTTTCTAGCTGACTTGATAGTTTTTTAATAAAATCACTATCCATTTTTCCTGCATTTAAAGAACTTGACTTATCGGGATTTTTATATATCTGCTCTTGTATTTCATCATCTATATTATCATCTATGTTTTTACAAATATCTTGTGCTTCTTGCATTTCTTTTTCATACTGATCTTTAGAATCACCAAACATTTTGTTTAATAATTTCTCAAGACCATCTTGATCAAATTCACTAGAATCACCCTTTAAAGAACTTTTTAAATCATTGGAAGCATTTGGATCTAAATATTCTAGTTTTACTAATTGCATAAGAAAATACATAAGTGTATTTCTAGCAAATATTGATGATTTTAAATGACTGTTTTCACTCATAATTTTACCTACAGGATTGTTAGCTTTTTCTAAAAACTTATATTTAGTAAAGTTTTTATCAGTTCTTTCTGAAAATTCTAATTTATCCATTCTATTATAGTACATCTTAAAGATGTCATATAATATGTGTTTAGGAAAAGTTTCATTTATTTCGCGTACACTTTTAGTAAATTTGGAAGCATCAACTTTTTTATTATTAATAACATCTATAGGAAGGCTTTGAAGAGTTTCAATTATTTTTTTATTTCCTGAAGCTGATGAAACATAATCTTGCATCATTTCTTTAAGTCTAATCTCATCTATATAGTGAAGCGTGGGTTTAACTAAATCTGGCTTTTTATAAAAATTTAATTTACCAAATAGTCCTCCTTCTTCATTTCTATAATGAGTTGCTATTTCACCTTTTTTAACTTTTTCAAGTATAGTGTAAGGATTTTTATACTGGCGTTTCTTTGACATAAATTTAATTTAGTTTCTGTAATATAGTGTAGGGCATTACACCCTACACTATATCTATTAACAGAAATTTTGAATTATTAACAGCTTCTTACATACTTTCCATTTTAGCTGTGTCGTTTAGTTGACTTACAGTTTCTTCTAAATCAGCTTCTATCATATCTTTACGAGCAGGATGTGTAGAAAGAATATACTGCATAGAAAGTTCTATCTCTTCTACTTGTGTTTCATCCATGATATTACGAGTAACATAAGTGTTAATAAGACTTTCTATATCAGCAATAGCTAATTCCAACTGTTCATTAGTTGTAAAGCTTTGTAGCATTTCTACCTTAGACATTACAGCTTTAATTTCAGAAGACATTAGTTTGTTTTGAAGTTCTGATCCAGCTTTTTGATCAATCATAATTTGTGCTGTCTTTACTAAAGCTTTATCAATAGATACATCCCAAATATAAGACACTGCTTTAGTAAGCTTTGGTACAAATGTTAATGTACGATCTGAACTAGAATTATAACCTACTTCTAAGTATTTTTCTAGTTTAGATGTAGGAACTTCAAAACTTTCTATTTCTGCAACTGAAGGAATACCAACACTAAACTTCTCACGATAGTTACGAGCACCTTTTTGGTAATATTTTACAAGTTCACCTGCACTCACTCTGTTTACTTTCATTTTAAGCATAAATCTATCCCAGAAAGGAGAATCTTTTTCTTCTTTAGGAATCTCATTACATGTTGCTACAAATAACTTCCATTTACAAGGAGTTTTATGCTTACCGTTAAACAGAAATTTCTCATTCATTACGCCCAACATAGCATTGCGAATTGCTGAGCTAGCTTTGTCTACCTCGTTAATAATAACAATCTCAGCTTCTGTAACAGGTGCGTTAAGTTGATACTTGTTTTCTGTAAACAATACAGATAAATCTGGCATACCCTTAATTTCTGATGCTTTAGTGCCTTCATCAGTTTCTAGAATATAGATTTTATTAGCAAAATCCTCTGCAGTCATATTACCATCTTTATTTAACCATGCTTTGGCGTATTCTATAACTGTTTTGGTCTTTGCTACACCTGGCTCACCTATTAATAAGCAGGGTAAACCAGTTGCTTCTGCTAGAGCTAGCATTTTAAATACTTCCTCTTTGTTAATCAAAGATGTTTCAATTTTACGAACTTCTTGTGCAGTTCTTTTTGTAATTATTTTTTTATTTGCTTTTGCCATTTTATAAGCGTTGTTTAATTGTTCTTTTGTTAAAGTTTGTTTTTCTATTTTATTTTCTTCTGCTAACTCAAAGGAATTCTCAGCTATATATCCATTAAAAAATCCATGTTTAGTGTTACCATACGCAGGATTAATTTTATAGCCAAATAACG